CCCGCTCGCAGCCCGCCAATGCCCGATCTGCGGATACGAGTTCCTGAGCGACGGGGCGCCGCCGCTCGAAAGCGTGGTCCTGACCGAGATCGACCTCCTCAAGCGCTCCAGCTTCGCCTGGGAGGATCTATTCGACGACGACTCCGCGCTCATGGCGAGCGGGTTCAATGCCTGGGGCGGCGTGTTCTTCCTCGACGGGCGCTGGCATGCCGTGGGCGGCGGAAAGAGCGAGCGCACGCGCCTTCTCGGGGTCGGCGAGCGCACCGTCTGTCTGGCGCAGGCCGACGACTGGTTGAACGAACACGAGACCGACGAGAGTGCCTTCAAGTCCCGGCGCTGGCTGACGCAGACGCCGACCGAGAAGCAGCTGCAATACCTCTCGCCCGAGCAGCGGCAGGATTACGGGCTCACACGCTACCGCGCCTCGGCGCTGATCACCTTCCAGTTCAACCGGCGCGACATTCGCCGGCTCGTCATGTCGGCCGCGCCCGAGCGGAGGGCGGCGTGAACCATGTCGCGCAAGTCCCATCCCCGCCCGCAGCGGCTGCGGATCGACCGGGCTTTGATCGCCTCTGGCATCCGCGGCCGGTCATTTGCGCGGTCTGCACCGCGCGCACGCGCGGCTTCGGCTGGTTCGATCCCCACAGGCCGCGGCCCCACCGAACCCGCCGCTGGTTCTGTTCCACGGGCTGCCAGGCGGCCTTCACCCGCAAAGCAAAGAGAGGACTGAGCATGGTCGATTTCACCGAGGAGGAAACCCAGGCGCTGCCCGCCGTCATGCGCGCGCTCGCCCCAGAGATGGAGCGGATCGGCTGGGACCGGCCGCTGGGCCAGCTGACCCAGAACGACATGCAGCGGCTGATCGTCACCACCGTCGAGGCGTTCCGCGCCGAGATGGCCGAAATCGCCGCTTCGTCGGAGATCCCGTTCTGATGAAAACCTGCTCGAAATGCGGAGAGGTGAAGCCTCGTTATGAATTCGGCCTGCGCAAACGTAGCCCCGACGGTTTGCAGACATGGTGCCGGGATTGCCGCCGGGAATACCAGCGTGCCTACGCTCGGACTTTCCGAGATCCTCAGAAACATCGGGAGGCACAACGCCGCTATAGGCTTCGGCACGCCGAGAAGAACCGGGCGCACAGCGTTGTCAGGAGCGCCGTCAAGGCATGCCGGATCATCGTGCCAGTGTGGTGCCAGCGCTGTGGCTGCGTGACCGATCTCGAAGCGCATCATCACGACTATTCCGAGCCGCTTGCGGTCGAATGGCTCTGCTCGACCTGCCACGGGCTCGCACACCGTAGTTACGAGGGAGGTCAGCATGCTGGACTATAACCGCCGTCCCGGCATCGCAGACCGCATCAACGCCGCAGTGGATTCCGCGCTCGAGGCAGAACGCGCAGCGACGCTGGCGCGCGACTATCTCGGCGCGTCCCGGCTGGGCCATGCCTGCGAGCGCGCGCTGCAATTCGAATTCGCAGGTGCGCCGAAGGACGAAGGCCAGGACTTCTCCGGCCGGTCACTGCGGATCTTCGCGATCGGGCACGAGCTTGAGGATCTCGCCATCCGCTGGCTGCGGGCGGCGGGGCTCGATCTGGTCACACAAAAGCGGGACGGCGGCCAGTTCGGCTTCTCCGTCGTGGGCGGGCGCATCCGCGGCCATGTCGACGGGATCATCGCTGAGGCCCCAGCGGCGTTGGGGCTGCGCACCCCGGCGCTCTGGGAATGCAAGACGATGAACGCAAAGAACTGGCGCGAGACGGTGGCCAAAGGCGTGACGGTCGCCAAGCCCGTCTATGCAGCCCAGATCGCGCTCTACCAGGCCTACATGGAAGCGACGGTGCCGGGCATCTCGGTCGCACCAGCGCTTTTCACCGCGATCAACAAGGACACGGCCGAGCTGCACCACGAACTCGTGCCCTTCGATGCCGACCTCGCGCAGCGCATGTCGGACCGCGGCGTGCGGATCCTGCGGGCGACCGATGCCGGTGAGCTACTGCCGCGCATCGCCGCCAGTCGCGACTTCTTTGAATGCCGGTTTTGCCCGTGGGCCGAGCGCTGCTGGAGCCTGCGGGCATGAGCGACGACAACATCATCCATTTCAATCCCTGGCGCGATTTCAACGATGCGGCGCCCCTAGACGACCCCTTCGCGGTCGAACCGGACGCGGACCAGATCGCCCGCTTCGTCGATGTCGTCTTCGGCTACTCCGAGGGGCTGATCCCGGTTCGCGGCTTCGCCGACAAGGGTCAGGGCAAGGACGGCCGGCCGCACAACATCTGGATCGATGCGGACGCCACCGCACCCGAGAAGCTCGCCACCTTCGCCGACTGGGCATCGCGCGAGGGCGCAGCGGTTTATGTCATCCCCGGCACGGTCGCGGAAACCGGCCGGGCCCGCGCCGCGGATGTCCTTCAGATGCAGAGCCTCGTGGTCGATCTCGACTCCGGCGACATCCCGGCGAAGCTCGATCACCTCCTCCACCATCTCGGCAGGCCGACCCTGATCGTCGAGAGCGGTGGGCGCACGACCGAGGGCGCGACCAAGCTCCATGTCTGGTGGAAACTGACCGAGCCCGCGGAGGGCGCCGATCTCGCCCGGCTCTGCCAGCTGCGCGGCGAGATCGCGCTGAAGGTCGGCGGCGACACCCACTTCCGCTCGGCACACCAGCCGATCCGCGTGCCCGGCACGGTCTATCACAAGGGCGGGCTCACCCGGCTCGTGCAGATCCGCGAGGCGATCGAACTCGAGGTCGATCTCGCCGAGATGGCCGAGCGCGTCGCCGACATGCCGCCCATGCCCGGCGTCGGCATGGCCACGGCTGAACCCCGCGAGAAACCCGCCATCGACGACGTGCTGGTGACCCCGGTGCACGAGGGCGGCACGGACGAGTGGTCCCGCTTCGAGGGCGCCTCGGCCGCCATCGGCTATTTCCTGCGGCTGGTCCACGAGGGCCGGATGTCGATGGACGAGGGCTGGACGGCGATCTGCGGCTACAACGCCGCGATGCTCCGCCCGGCCTGGCCGCTCGACCGGCTGAAGCGCGAGACCAATCGCCTCTGGGAGCTGCACATCAAACGGCACGGGCCGCCGCTGGTCCGCCTCGACAGCGCGGCGCCTGCGCAGATGGACCTGCCGACCTTCACTCTGGGCGCCTTGCTCGACGACACGAGCCCGATGCCCGACGACATCATTGGCCCCCGCGTGCTGACGCCGGGCGGGCTCCTGGTGCTGGGCGGCGCGCCCAAGGTGGGCAAGAGCGACCTGCTGATCGCGTTGCTCGTGCACATGGCGGCAGGCGTGCCGTTCCTCGGTTTCACGCCGCCACGGCCGCTGCGGATCTTCTACCTGCAGGCCGAGATCCAGTATCACTATCTCCGCGAGCGCATGCAGCAGATCGGCCTGCCGCCCGAGCTGATCGCCGCCGCGCGCGACAACCTGATCGTCACGCCGAAGCTGCGCATGCTGCTCGATGCCGAGGGCAGCGCCCGCGTGGCCGACGCGATCAGGGCCGCGTTTCCCGACGAAGCTCTCGACATCCTCTGCATCGATCCGATCCGCAACCTCTTCGACGGCGGGCCTGACGGTGGCGGCGAGAACGACAACGCCGCGATGATGTTCTTCCTCAAGGACCGGGTGGAGGTGCTGCGCGACCACGTCAATCCCGACTGCGGCGTGATCCTCGTCCACCACACCAAGAAGCTCTCGAAGCACCAGGTGAAGGAAGATCCGTTCCTTGCGCTCTCCGGCGCCAGTGCGCTCCGCGGCTTCTACACCACCGGCCTGATCCTGCACCGGCCTGACGAAGAGGTCAGCGAGCGCCGGCTGGAGATCGAGCTGCGCAACGGGCCCGCGCTGCCTGCCAAGGTGGTCGACAAGGTGAATGGCACCTGGACCGAACTCACCCCGAGCAGCGAGCGGCTGGTGCGCAAGGATCTGGGCGCCAGGCACGACGCGGAGCGGGATCGCAAGAACCTGGTCGTCCTCGCGCTGATCTTCGACGAGGCGGCCGAGGGAAGGCTCTACACCGCCACCCAGTTTGCCGAAGCGTTCGAGAACCAGCACGATCTTGGCGGGCGCTACAGCATCCGCGAGCGGCTCTCGGTGCTCGCCACCAAGGGGCAGATCAAGTTCCGCCGGAGTTTCACGGAGCACGGCTTCCCCGGCACGCAATCGCATTTCGGGTATCTCGTCGTCCGGGACATGCGCTTCGGCCGCGATCCCGTCATCGACGCCGAGACTGGCGAGGTTCTCGACGAGGGCGTAGCGGTCCTACCGACCCATTACAAATGCCCCCATTCCGGCCGCGCGCGCGAGGTCGAGAACCCCTCCGTCTGGGTCTATCCGGAGGAGGCTCATGACTGACTTCCTCATCATGAGCGCGGCCTTCCTCATTCTCATCCCTTCCTCATGGCCCAATGAAATCAATGGGTTGTGCATGAAGATGAGAAAGGTCTTCCTCATCGGCCTCTCTCATTGCCCGCCCCGTAAAAGCGCAATGAAAACAGAGCCCTACGCCCAAAACATGAGGCGAGTGGGGAAGCCCCCATACTACGTATGGGGAGGCCAACCGGCAGGTTTGGCCTCTCCTCCCATACGTCGATGGGTATCCGCGCGCGTGGGCCTCGACGCTTTCTGCACATCCCGATCCGACGACGGCGGCCCCGTACCGCCAAGCACCAGGCCGCCGTCGTCTTCCACCCGAGCAGCCAACCAGAAGAGGAGACCACCCATGGCTGACCTGACTCTCGCCACGCACCGCCGCGAGGCAATCCCCGATCTACCTGTCGCGCACCGCGCCGATCGCACCTTGCTCGCGCTCGATCTCGGCACCACCACCGGGTGGGCGCTGCATGGCGCCGACGGGTTGATCACTTCCGGCACCGTGTCCTTCCGTCCCGGTCGCTTCGATGGCGGCGGAATGCGCTACCTGCGCTTCACCAACTGGCTGGCCGAACTGGATCGGCTCTCCGGGCCTATCGCCGCGATATGGTTCGAGGAGGTCCGCCGCCACGCCGGCACGGACGCCGCGCATGTCTACGGCGGGCTCATGGCCACGTTGACCTCCTGGGCCGAACTCCGCGGCGTTCCCTACGAGGGCGTCCCTGTCGGCACGATCAAGCGCTTCGCCACCGGCAAGGGCAACGCCAACAAGGACGCCATGATCGCGGCCGCCCGGGCCCGCGGCTTCAGCCCGGCCGACGACAACGAAGCCGACGCCATCGCGATCCTGTTTTGGGCGCTGGAGACCAAGGGAGGCATCCAATGAGGTGGCACCCCAAGGGCTATGGCGGCCATCGCCGCGGCCCCGAGCAGATCCGGCGCGAAGGGTGGAAGGAGCAAGGCATCTTCGCGGTTTCGCTTGACGACCAGAGACTTACTTGGCCTGAGCGGGAGCTGGTACGGCAACTCGGCGAGCGCCTCTACGGCGCGCGCCCCGCGGAACTGGAGGTGCAGCAATGACGGACTGGACCCCGGCAATGGTCGAGGAGCGGCTGGCCGTGGCGGCCCTCGTGCTGAAGCGGATGCCCGAGCCTCGGCGGCGGGGATACTTCAGCACATGGCCCGAGATCGTCCACAGCTTCGGCGACAAGGTCGGCCAGGAGCCGAAGCCGATGCGCGTGCTGCCGTCCCCGCAGGACATCAGCCGGATGGAGGAGACCCTGACCTGGACGGCCTGCCTCGAACCGCTCGACGGCAAGATCGTCTGGATGAAGGCGCATGGCGAGCGCTGGAAGGAGATCTGCTGGGCGGTCGGTCTGCGGCGCTCCGCGGCGCATCAGCACTGGCAATACGGTCTCTCGGTGATCGCGCTGACGCTCAACAGGCGGTCGTTCAATCGCAGCCTGTCGAAGCGCAAGGTCATCGCGCTGGCCGCTGGCGCGTAAGCCCATGGGCACAATAGGAAAGTGTCCGCCGGACAGTTTTCGCTAAGACAAAAACGGCTCTCCCGGGTTAGAAAACGGATATACTCGGGAGAGGCGCGCGCGGGACGGACCCGAGCGAAAACATCCTTTCGTTGGCGAACCCGTTACGAAAGGAAAGGTGCTTATCCTTTCCTTGTGGGCCGCTGTCCGACACCGACGCCCAAGTCCGCGGTTCCTTCCTGGCGACTATGTATGCTGGCGGGCTTGGCGCGGGATTTCGCCAGCGATAGGGCCGGTTTTTTGGGAATCCACCCGGAATCCGGATCCAGCCCCGGCGCCGTAAAATCATCGCAAGATCAAAGACATGACCGGCCACGCGGGGTGGATACCCCGTGGATGTCGGAGTCCAGCACGCAAGCCGGTGGACTCCGCTTCGCCGGAATCCACCACCACTCACGGAACACCGCCCATGACGCTAAGCTTCGCCCCCGAGCGGATCGAAACCTGGCCGCTGTCAAAGCTCCAGCCCTACGCGAAGAACGCGAAGGTGCATGGGTCCGACCAGGTTGCGAAGATCGCCGCCAGCATGGCCGAGTTCGGCTGGACCGTGCCGTGTCTTGTTGGCGAGGACGGCGAGCTGATCGCCGGCCACGGCCGGGTTCTGGCCGCGACGCAGCTGGGGCTGACCGAGGCACCGGTGATCGTGCTCGGCCACCTGAGCGAGGCGCAGCGGCGGGCCTATCGTCTGGCCGACAATAAATTGACCGAACTCGGAACATGGGACGAGGCGCTGCTCTCGGCCGAGTTGCAGGATCTGCTGGCCGACGATTACGATTTGTCGCTCGTGGGCTTCTCGGACGGCGAACTCGACAAGCTCCTCGCGCTCGACCCGGACGGGGACGGTGAAGAAGAAGGTGGCGCTGGAGGCTCCGTGCCTCCGGTGACCATTCCTGAGCCGCCGCGCAACCCGGCGTCGCGAACGGGCGATCTGTGGATCCTTGGCGATCACCGGCTGCTTTGCGGGGACAGCACGAGCCACAAAGACGTCCGCCACCTGATGAACGGGGAGCGCGCGGTATTGTTCGCCACCGATCCGCCGTATCTCGTCGATTACGACGGCTCGAACCATCCGACCCGCAACAAGGATTGGTCCGCGTCCTATGGCACGACCTGGGACGACAGTTCGCAGGGGGCCGAACTCTACGACGGGTTCATCGCGGCCGCGGTGGCGGAAGCCATCACCGAGGATGCCGCGTGGTATTGCTGGCACGCCTCGCGACGCCAGGCGATGCTTGAGACCTGCTGGGAGAAGGCCGGGGCCTTCGTGCACCAGCAGATCATCTGGGTGAAGGATCGCGGCGTCCTGACCCGGTCGCATTATCTTTGGAAGCACGAGCCCTGCTTCATGGGCTGGCGGCGCCCGAACCGCCCGCCGAAGGTGGCGGAGGAAACGCTGCCCTCGACCTGGGAGATGCCGTCCTTCGCCAAGGACGAGCGCCCGGACCACCCGACGCCGAAACCGCTCGACGCCTTCGGCATCCCGATGCGCCAGCATGTGGCGCGGGGCGGGCTCTGCTACGAGCCATTCTCGGGCTCCGGCTCGCAGATCATGGCGGGCGAGGCCAACGGTCGCCGCGTCTTCGCGATGGAAATCAGCCCCGCTTACGTCGATGTGGCCGTCGAGCGCTGGCAGGCCGAAACGGGGCGCGACGCGACCCTCGATGGAGATGGCAGGACTTTCGCGGAGGTGAAGGCAGAGCGGCTGGGCCTGTCCGCGAAGGACGAGCAAGCCGCCGCATGAGACAGAGCCGCTTCATGTCGTTGGTCGAGGCGGCAACGAATGTCGCCGTCGGCTATGTTCTGGCCATTGCCACCCAGATCGTCGTGTTCCCGTGGTTCGGGATCAAGACGGGGCTGGCTGAGCATCTGACCATCGGTCTCGCCTTCGTCGGTGTATCGCTGGTGCGGGGCTATGCACTGCGGCGGCTCTTCGAGGCGATCCGGATGCGTGGTGCGAAGTAGGCACCGCCGCCCGTTCAGGGCGGCGGTTACTGGATTCTGGCGGACCGGGTGTCAATCGCTGGCGATGCGATAATATGCGGAGCGCATGGTTATGCGGAGTTGGTCGTAAAATGCCAATTTGGCCAATGGGTTGAGCTGGCGGCGCTCGGCATAACCTGATTGAAGTCGAAGTCTTCACCTGCGCCTTCGGGCG